GTGGTACAGCTTTCTTGTGCGAATACAGTTCAGCTGTTGTATTTTTTAATCCATGCCTGATCTTGTCATCAACCTCACAGGCATCCTCAAAGTCTTTTGGATAATTCTTCTGCATATTCTTCCACTGATCATTGTGGTGATAAGGACATCCTATGCACGAGGATTTCCCCGGCATAGGATGCTTTTTGCCGTCGCGGTACCACCGTAGGCAGTCCGCTCGTGACATTTTCATTTCGATCAACGGCCAACGGGATTCTAACCATGGAAGCCTTGCTTTTTTCATTCTCATTGCTTCATCTGTAGATATGCCGATCCATTGTTCGACGATTGTTCCTTTTTTCACTCTATGTCTAGGCTTAATGCCCAGAATTTCCCTCATCTTTTTCTGGATGGGGATAACCTTGTAGTCGTGTGTGCATTGCCTGTACAGCATGCCCACTTTTCCACCAGGACGTGCTGCAAATAGTGGTGGATTTGGTACACGTCCGGCGAAAGACTTCCACTCTTCATTACCTCCTGGTATAGGATTAGCTGCGCGAATAAGATCCTCACGGATGTTGCTTCGTTCAACAGTAATGATGGGGCAGATAGTTATGGCTTTCTTCAGATATTCCACATGTTCATAGACGAAGGATGGTTCCCATCCAGTGTCAGCGAATATCATGTAGTCTGGTTTGTGTTTCGTCAGTCCTTCTTGCGCCATGAGTGCGAGACAGGATGACTGAACCCCTGCCCCGAGCGATAGGACACGCATTGTGGGCTCTTTTGTTTTTCCTTCTTCGTCAAGATACTGCGGCTCTTTCGTAGCAGCCACAGCGGCCATATTATTAAGAGTCTTTTTAGTGACCTTAGTGGACATTTCTTCCAAAAGTTTACGTCTTTCATACTCCATCTGCTCCTGGTTTATGGCAAAGCCTGGTTTTGCCTTGGGTTTTTTACTCTTACCTTGTTCTCTATATCCTCTGTTCACTTTGCGTTCCCCCAATTGTCTTTTATTTTGTACTCAACTTTAGATGGGACTTCCAACTTTATACAATTTTCCATAATATCTTTAACATCCTCACCCTCTTTATCAGATTTTACGCTACAATTCAACTCATCATGCATCTGTAGGAGTGGTGTAATTCCTAGCTTTTCATACACGTCCACCATGGCCTTCTTTGTTTGATCTGCAGCTGACCCCTGTATTAGTCTATTCAATGCTTTATACGTACCGGCTCTCTTTACATTACCATATTCTGCTTCTGCCTGTTTTAAAGGCATTGCTTTGTAAAATTTTAAAGGCTCATACCAGTTAGGTTCATATAAATCGAAACGACATTTACGACCAAGAAGAGTCCTGATAGTTCCTACTTGATTAGCCCTGTTCATGACCGCCTCCAGCATTCCCTGCATAAAAGGAACCTTAATTCTAAATTCCTTGAGCATCGCTTTAGCTTCCATTGGAGTGATGTCCAAATCAACTGCCATCTTTTTGTAGCCCATGCCATACATGACACCAAGACCAATTGTTTTTGCCAGTCTTCTAGATATATTTGCCATGTCAGCTGTCTGTTGATGAAAGTCCAATCCCTTTACAAAGGCTTGACGCACATCTTCAGCTCCTTCGTTCTTATTAAGAATGGCAAAGTGTGTCAGTAACCTGGGTTCCTGCTGTGAGTAATCAGCTGAGATCCAGTACTCTCCTGGTTCCGGAAGAAAGATCTTTCTTACCTCTGATCCAAATTCACTTCTAATAGGCATCTGCTGTAGATTAGGGGCATACATGGAAAATCTTCCTGTTACTGTTCCCCCACTGTCTCCTCGTATTTGATTAACGTGCGCATGAAGCCTGTCATTATGAATATATTTTGCTATTCCATCTATGAAAGTTCCTTGCAACTTATTTAATACCCTTGCTTTTGTTACCATCCGTGGAAGCTCATGCTTGTGTGTTTCCAGGAATGTTTGGGTGAAGCTAGGAGCTCCTAAGACAGTATGTGGATATTCCAGATTAACCCTGTCAAACGCATCAGCAACTGATCTCGCTGACCATAGCTGAACTTCACCACCTGTCAAATCTTTCATTCTTTTTAAATATTTTTTTTCTTTCATATAAAGTTTATGTTTTAGGTCCATAGCCCGTGTCATATCAATTCTAATGCCGCGCTTGGTCATATTAAATATAACTCTAATTAACCTGCATTCCATATCGTACACTCCCTCGAGTGCATCTTTCTCTATTTCTACCATGAGTCTTTCATGAAGCTTGTAGGTTAGCAATGCATCTGCTTCAGCATATTCACCGACAAATGATGCATGCATTTTGTACATGTCAGCTTTGGGATCAAGTCCAAGTTCTTCAGCCTTAGCTTTAAGAACCTTTTCATCTTTCCATTCCCCTAGATAGTCTATGCACATTTGATTTAAAGTATAGGAATATCTATTCTCATTCAGTAAAGCAGAAGCGATCATAGTATCATGTATATAACCTTTAACTTCTATATATAAAGTTGACAGCCACCCAATGTCATACTGTGCATTGTGAAATACTTTTTGAATAGATTCATCTTCACAGACAGACTTTATATATTTAAGGACTTTCTTTTCATCCATATTTCCCCCACCCTCGTGAGCAATAGGATAATAGGCTGTAAAATCACCGCTTGATATTGAAATGCCTATGACTGATCCCACCTTCCGTGGCCATCCTGGTCCCATTGTCTTCAGGGTTGTATCACACGTCTCCAGATCTATAGCCACTACCTTTCTTCCCTTCATTGAAGGAAATTCAGTCGGGTGCAACCATTCTGATTTAACTATGTTTTGGTTAAACAGATCGTATGTCATTTACCCTCCTTGTTAAGTTTCATGACATGTTGTCTGGTTATTTCCCCCATGATCTCACCACGTTCGAGCTTGAGTTCTCCTGCTATCGCCATATATGCAGCTCCGTCAACATAATCGTCAATGTTACATTTACCCATTTGAGATCTAGACACTTTAAGTAATCCAATCATCATAGCCACTTCATCAGGAGTTATTGAAGCCATTGGTTTAAGCTTGTCATCCAGATATGTATTCCAGAACTCAGCAATCTGTTCATGGTTCTTGAATGTATCTCCATGTGACTCCTGTCTGCTGTTACTGACCAGATCGGCAGCTTTCATTAGTATTTCTTCTTTTTTCATATTATGAATCCTCTCTCTTGTTGGGGTTGTATTATATGCAGTTCTTTTTTGGCGCGTGTAGCCCCTACATAGAATACACGGTTAGTATCGTCCGAATCCTTTTCCATCTCGTCCCTGTTGGCCCTGGATATATCAGTGAAGAGCATGACATTGTCACACTCTCCACCTTTAGCAACGTGGATTGTACTTAAATTAATAAGAGGATCCGCAGTTAAATCTTCTGGATTGAATCTTTCCAAAGCTCTTAAATATTCCCTATCCCTGTCACCAATCTTTTCAAAGGCAACGTCCCAAGGAACACTTGTTTTTAATAGTCCGTGGTGTTCCACGAGATCTTCTATGTTGTATGATTGTTCTTCCTTACCTTCACCTTCAAATGATGTAAGGTTTTTATATCCTCTGGCCACTCCTGTTTGAGAAGTTAAATGACTGTATATGTCTGACACATCCTTGTATGAAATATCCTTAGCTTCATGCAATCTGTTCCACGAATCCACGGCGTTTAAAAGTTCTTTTCTAACAGCCATCTTGTTGTTCTTTTTATATGGTAGCCCTTGGATGCGCAGGTCATTTTCAATCTCATTGAACATGTACTTGCATGTAGCCAGTACCAACCAGTTTCCTTCACGAACATTAACAGCTTCTGGGTAAGCATGAAATTTAAGAACTCCTTTATAATCTCTTGGTTTCCACGGTTTCTCCCTTCTATTATGTATTCTACTAGCTATGTTCACAGCTATCTTGTGCACTGATTGAGGACATCTATGGGATTGATGTAATACCCTTATGGTATCTGCTTTCATTTTTATAAAATGTTCTATATCTGCGCCGGCCCATCTGAATATGGCCTGGTCATCATCACCGCTTATGTAAACTCTTTTAGCATTCGCCCACATTTTCTCAGCCATTTCCCATTGCAAGTTGTTCAAGTCCTGGGCTTCATCAATGATGACAACGTCCAGTTTAGGAACCGGACCAGATTCAATGTAGGTTGAAAGCATATCAGTAAAGTCATGCTTGTAGTTCTTTTCCTTATAATCCTCTAAGGATCTGTAAGCTCTGGACAGTTCACGCCATGCCACATCCAAGTTATATTTATTATAAAATTCCTGTACTTCCATCTTCTTGA